CTCGCGGGTGATCGGTGTGAGGTATGTCCAGAGGCGGCCGGGATCGGTGCGGCGGCCTTCGGTGATTGCGACCAGCTTTTCCGGGCCGGTCAGTTCGCCGGCCTCGTCAATCTCGCGTTCGCAGATGATTTCAACCGCGACCCACGGGCCGCCCTTGACCAGCTTGGTGCGATACCATCCGCATTCAGGCAGACCCTCGTGCATCGGTGGGGTATCCCCGCGCAGCGCCGCCCGGTGCCATGCCAACAGCTTCATCAGCGGAGTTGGTTGGCGCATCATGCTGGCACCCGGATGTTGCGCCCGGCGATATCATCAGCGGCAAGGGCCATCTTTTGCAGCTCGGGCGCGTCAGGGTGGCCTTGCTCTTTGGCAAGGATGGCCGCCGCATAAACTGCCGCTGTCATTGCCCGCAGGGCGCGCTGCAGGTCGGTCATGCTTCCACCTCTGCCGCTGGCTTGCGCTTGGTCAGCTTGTCATGCTCGGTCTGCGCCCAAGCCTTCGCCTTGCGTTTGACCTCCATCGCGCCATCGGCGATGAACGTGATGCGGATGGTGCCCGCGTCGATCACGGCAGCGTGCTGACCTTTGCCGCCAATTTCCTTGAACACCCGGATCGGAAGTTCGGTGATTGGAACCTTGGCCATCACTGACCACCCCGCAGCGCGATCATCAGCATAACCGCCAGCACAAAGCCCGCGCCCACCAGAACCACAGCCGCAGCCGAACCCCGGCGCGCGCGGGGCGGCGGTGGGGTCAGGTCGATCTGCCCCATGTCTGGCCGTGGCGGTTTCAGGTGCGCCAGATAGGCGGCGCGGTCGTGCGGCGAAGTCATGCGGGTGAAGGCGACATGCGGCTTTGCGGGGAGGCGGGCCAGTTCGACCGCCTCATGTTGCACAGGCTCACTGATCTGCTTGGGGCCTTGTGGCATCACATCCCCTCCCATGGCAGCAGGTACAGCGTCCCGGTCTGACCTTCACCGACCTCCAGCACGCAATGGCCGGGATCGCAGACCATGCCGTCTGGCGGTGTCACGATCAGCGCATCCGCGCCGACGGGTCCGTAATCCCAAGCGAACTCGGCATAGACCACCAGATCGCCCATAGTCAGGACGTGTTCTGAGTTGTCGTGCTGGTTGTTCATCATGTTGTTGCGCATGACGATTTCAGCCTGCGCGTCTGGCCGCTCGGTCGGGCGCAAGGTGATCGTGGTGCCGCTGATGTCCAGCATGGCGCAGATGATTGCTGCACAGGTCATGCTGTACCTGCGTATCTTGGCAGACGTTCTTCATTGTCCCGCAGCGCCTTCGCCATGCGGTCGTAAAGGACGACATTGACGCAGGCGGCGAGGTTCATGCAGTTGCGGGTCGGCACATAGACGACATGCTGGGCGCGACTGATAAACCGCGCGCCAAGGGTGCCGTCCTCTGGCCCGAAGATGTAGAACGCGCGCTTCGGATGCTGGAAAGCGGGCAGCGCAACGGCCCCATCCACCAGATCGACCGCGACAATTTGCGTGTCGAAAGGCAGGCAAGACAGCATGTCGTCGGTCAGGATCGTCGGCATATGGGAGTGAGCGGAAGGCGTGTTGGTGCAGTGCCGCAGATCCTTGTTGCGCGCGCCTTCAATCACCAGTTGCGAGACGCCGTAGCAGTGTGCCGCCCGCAGGACGCCGCCAACATTCTCCGGTGTCTTTGGCGTATGAAGTCCGATGCAGGAAAAGCCCCTCATGTGCTTCATCACTCGATCACCTCGCAGCCAAGCACTGCAAGAACGCGCTGGACCTTGGCCATGTTGCCCGCAGGCACCGCGACCAAAAGGATGTCAGCAGCGGGTGGTGGTGGCGCTACCGGATCAGGCGGCTTCGGGTTGTTCTGCGTGTGGAGCCAAAAGGCGGCGGCGCGCTCTGCCTTGTGGCTTGCGTTCTTGCCCTTGATCCAATGGTGGGCCGCGCCATTCATGCCAACCGCAAAGTCAAGATCCATGCAGGTATGCACCTTCTTTGCCGCATCCCTGATCGACGGAAAGCCCTTGTCGGCAAGAGCGTCCCAAGTTGCAGGGGCTTGTTCGTAAAGTGTCGGGCTCATGCCGGTTTCCTTTTGAAAAAGGCCAGTGCCGCCGCCGCGCACAGCAGCAGGACACCCGATGCGGGCAGCGAGACAGGTGCAGGCGGTTTATCCCAGTCCCCGGTTGCGCCGCCGCCTGTGCTGTGGCCCCGGTGCGGGGTGTGGACGGTCCACGCGGACTGCCAGACGGGGGCGGTGTGCGTCTGCGGCACGGCATAGGCTGCCAGCGACAGAGGCAGGGCGGCATAGGTCAGGCCATGCAGGCACACCGGCAACGGTTCGCACGGGCGGCGCTTGGGGCGGATCGTGGCGGCGTATTTGCCGGGGTACAGGTCGATGCCGTCAGCGGGGCGAAACATGGGCCTGCCGTCCGGGCCAGCGGTCAGCACCATATCCGCGTTGTAGGGCAGGGTGGCGGCTGCGGCTGGGGCGGCTGCGACCAGCGATATGGCGAGGATCAGGGCGGCGCGGGTCATAGCGACACCACCGCAAAAAGAATCGCGTAAACCGTCACGACGACGATCAGGCCGCCACCGATGACGGTACGGATCAGGCCGGGCTGCGGTGCCCGCGCCATAAGGCCGGTGTGCAGATTGCCGAACCTGCCAAGGGGTGCGCGCTTCATGCCGGCACCTCGTCGGTCAGCCGGTCGCGCAACGCCACCAGATCGGCGCGGATATGGCTGTCGATGCCATCGCGGTCGATCAGATCAATGGCGCGGGAAAGCAGCTCTGCGGCCTCGGCGCGGCGCGCTTGGATGCCCAACACGCGGGCTGTCTGGAACAGGCGGTTTGCGGATATCGGCATCACGCACCTGCCCGGCGGCGATCTGCCGCCCGGACCAAATGCTGGCCCCATCCGCCGGTGACGTTGCCGTCAATCTCGTTCCAGCCGCCCGAACCGTTGCAGCTATAGCAACGCTCGGTGACGTGGGTGCCGTGATCGGTCGGCTCACGGGTGAAACCCTTGCCGTAGCAAGTGGTGCAACATGCAGCCATCACGCCACCCCCGCAGGATCGACAGCATCGACTGCCGTGTAGGTGACAGTGATCGCGCAAACCCCGTCAGCGCGCTCGGCGTGGATCCGGACCGCCTCAAAGCCGTCCTCCCACATGGTTTCGATCGCCTGCAGCGCGGCGGCGCGCGCGTCCGGCAGAGTGGACGCGCGGTATGTGTCGGTGATGGGACGGCTCATTTCGTCACCCGGTCAGCGATGGCCGCGACACGCGCAGCGGTTTCGTGGAGGCCGCGCATGCGCAGGACGGCGGCGGTTATGAGGAGGTCGCGGCGGGTCACGGGTGCCCACCCATGGCGGCAAGTTCCGCAGCCAGCTTTGCGCGCCTTGCTTCTACGGCCTTTTCGTCGCTCTCGGCCTTCATGGCCTTGATGTCGTCAGGGATAGCCAGCGCCGGGTGAGTTTTGACCCACTCCATCAGGGTGCCGTAATGGAGCTTTGTTCCGGTGGTGTAGCTGGTTGTGTCGAAGTCCGGTGACTTGCGGAAATGACCGCAGGCGGCTTCAAACTCAGACGCAATGACCGCAGCGCGCTCTGCATCTGTATTGAAAAAGCGGACAGAGTGACCATGGTCATCAGAAGCGTGCTTAAATGCCGTCCACTTCTGGCCCTTTTCAAAGTCGCCGCCCGTGATCGACAAATACTTGGCTTTCCGCATTTCGGGGATGTGCGGAATATCCGGCGCGCGGTGGTAGTGGTTTCGCTTGTCGCTCAGCGGGTAAAGAATCTTTCCATCCAGAAGCTTCCCCAGATCGATCATCACGCCGTGCTTTGCCATCCAGTCGGAGAGTTGCTTTTGCGCTGACGCCAATTCGCGCTCCGCCGCAGCCTTGTCGCTCTTGGATTGCCGAACGGCTTTTGCTGCCTCGGCCTGAATTGCTTCAAGTTCAGCCCGTTTGGCTGCGACGTCGGCGTTTACCTGTTGAATAGGCGGCGCATAAAACAGCGCGTCCCGATCCATCGCCACGAGATAATCAGCAGGCTCAAAGTCTTCGACCTGCTCACAGTCGTCGCCCTGATAGTTCGATGACTGGAAAATCATCTTCACCATAGGCCGGACATAAGCCTTGCCGTTCGCCTCGTGGTCCAATGTAAACGCCGCACCGGTCCGGTCATAAAGTGTGGTTTGCTCAGCCATGATCACGCCGCCAGCTGAGCAGGAACCGCAGGCGCGGCAGGCGGTGGCAGGTCATCGTCACCGGGCCCGGGGTTCCAGTCTGCCAAAGACACAGGCTTCACCGGCTTGGCGCGTGCGGCCCGGTATTCGTCAAGCAGAGCAATCGCAATGATCGGGCCGTAGGGGTGAACAAGAAAGTCAGGGCGCATGGCGGTCTCCATCTGGGGCGCAGCGGGGCCGGTTGGCGTGCTGCTGATGGAGGGACTTTCGCTTAGCGAAAGCTCAAGGTCAATACGTTTCTTTCGAAAAACGAAAGACGTGCGTCATGTGACAAATGGGGGCTTGCGAAGAACGCAAGTCCTCGTCACAAATGACTAAGAACGAATAGGGAACATTTGATTTAAGGGGGAGCGATGCATAGGGATCAGTTGTCAGGTCGAATCGCCGGGCTGGCGGACGCGATCCCGGATCAACTTGGGCTGTTCGTTAAGATGCTTGGCGATGCCCAGGATCGGTTCCCGCAAGGGCTTCCAGATACAGAATTACAGCGGGTATTTGCTTTGCATCGAGCAGCGCTATCCGGTCAACAACCTGATCAAGCGCATTTCGCGGCGGATCGTCCGGCAGTCGGTATCCAAAAAATCGCCGAATCTGGTCGGCCTCGGTTGCGCTTAGTTTCCGCTGGCCGCTCATAACAAGCGAAAGCTTGGACTCGTTGAGCGTCGGGATGGAGTCTGCAAGGCGCTTTCGCGGCCAGCCACGCTCGTTCAGTTGCTCGTCGATCCATTCCACTCTCATGCCCTCATAATGTTCGATATCCGAAACACGTGGTATCACGATTATCGAAAGACAAGGCCTTGACCTTTGCCTTTCGATAATCGAAACTATGCGGGAAAGGAGCCATTCCCGCATGACCATTGCAAATCGCATCATCGAGAAGTGTGGAGGGGTGGCCAATACCGCCCTTATCGCAAAGACGACTGAAAGCTGGGTCTACCGCTGGACCTATCCGAAGGGCAAGGGCGGGACCGGAGGTCATGTCCCGCGCGGCGCGCAAGAGGCGATTTTGGCCGCAGCCCGCGAAGGAAAGGTCGATGTCACCCCGGCTGACTTCTTCGATGGTGCCGTATGACGCGTGCGATCACCATCGAAGGCCGACCGACGGTCACGCCAGCACCGCAAGCAGCGCCGCAGCTGCAGTGGCTCAATATCTCCGATCTGGTGATTGACGACACCTATCAGCGCCCGCTTGGGCCGGGTAACTGGCTGGCGATCAAGCGCATCGCGGAGAACTTCCGCTGGTCGCGCTTTTCGCCGGTCTTGGTGGCGCCGATGCCGGGTGGCAAGTTTGCCATTGTCGACGGCCAGCACCGCGCCCATGCGGCGATGATGTGCGGCTTTGACCAAGTGCCCGCCATGTCTGTGCCGATGGACCCGCAAGAGCAGGCCGGCGCGTTCACGTGGGTCAACGGTCAGGTCGCCGCCGTTTCACCGCTGCAGGTCTACAAGGCGGCGCTGGCCGCGCGTGAAGGCTGGGCGGTGCGCTGCGAAGAGGTTGTCCTCGCCGCCGATTGCCAGCTGATGACCTCGAACTGGTCAACGGCCACGAAAAAGCCCGGCATGGTGTTCTGCGTCGGTTTGGTCCGCAAGCACGTGCAGGCGGGCACTGGCTGGGCCGTCACGGCGGGCTTGAAGGCAATCCGCGCCTATGACGTCAAGGATCGCGTCGGCCTCTATAGCGATTACATCCTGTCGCCATGGCTGTCGGCCATCGCCACCGACCGCGCGTTTGCCAGTGTCGATCTGTCGGCGGTCCTGATGCGCAATGACCCGTTTCTGGTGATCGAAAAGGCCAACCGGATTTTCGGCGGCGAAAAGGGCAGGGCCTCCGCGCCGGACAAGGTGAAATCCTTCGTCGCCGTCATGCGTCCGCAGCTCGGGGTTGCCGCATGACCCGCCAGACCTTCACCGAGGCTCTGGAGTCCCGCCTCAAGCCGATCATCGAGGCTGGCGCCGCCAAGGGCCAATCGCCTTCTACCGCCATCCAGCATCTGACCGGGGATTATCGTTCTCTGGCCTCGCTCCGCAAGAAGGCGGCGGCGCTGGACGCGAAGTGCAAGCAGATCGAACAGAACGCCGGGGATAACCCGGCCTGACACCCGCCGCTGTCTGCCTCCTCCCGTGGAGTGCGGCGCAACTCCCCCCGGCTGTAGCGGCCACTCCGGCCGGGGGTATTTTCATGAAAGGTTCCCCGCATGAGCGTGCTCGACATCACCCCAACCCGCAAGCGCCGTGTCGACCGGGAAGGCCCGGTCCAGCGCGCCATCATCCATTATCTCGCCATGCAGTACCCGGCATGGATCGTTCATCACGCCAAGGGCGAAATCAACAAGTCCGGGGCATCAATCCGCAACGAGCTGGCGAAGGCGAAAGGCAAGGGNGCGCTGAAAGGCTTNCCNGATCTGATCGTNCTNCCATNGGCGCACATCGGNCCGATCTTNTTGGAGGTCAAGGCNGAAGACAANTNCCCNGACANNGANCAGCGCGANNTNCACGCCCGCATGCGCGCCTTGGGNTACCGGGTCGCGGTTGTCCGGGGTGTTGACGATGTGATGGCGGTGTTTGCGGCTTGGGGGGTGCAGGNATGCCCAGAGCGTTGAAAGTTTCCCGCGCCAAGTTCGCGGAGATGTGGGCCAACCAGCAGATGACCAGCGCGCAGATCGCGGAGGCCATCGGAACCAAGCGCAGCTCNACGGTCAGCANTTTTGCCAAGGCGTTCGGCCTGCCNCCCCGCAAGCCCGGCCCGAAACCCCTGATCGACTTCGCTCTGTTCCGCCGGATGTGGATCGCCGGTGTTGGCGTCGAGGAAATGGGGCGCGTCTTCGGTATCTCCAAGAGCCGTGTCTCACAGGAGGCGCGNCGGGCCGATCTGCCGCGACCCCAGATCGTGCAACCATGGTGGTTCGGTGAGCCGTTCTTCAAGGCCACGGGCTTCTATCTGCGCGGGCTGGCGCCGCTGGTGGCAACGGACCGCCTGACGCCGCCAAAGGCGGGCACAGACGCGCACAAGGCTTGGTCTGCGGTCCACCGCGCCCCACCCGGCCCTGATCGCTGGAAGTTCCGCAGCCGCACATTTGCCGGCGTAGCGGCGGCCTGCGCTGACCAGTGGGGCGGCCCGCCGGCGCAACTCAGCCTGTTCGGAGGGCTGTGACATGACCGACCCCAGACTGATTGCACGCCGCATCGTCGCTGCCTGTGAGCGCAGCCGGATCAATGTTTCGACCGAAGATTCCGCGCACCTGTCACTGTCAAAGGCTCTGCGCGCGCAGGGCATGGTGGTGGAAGACGAGGTGCGACTGAGCCCCAAGGACCGGATTGACCTTCTGATCGGCACTGTCGGGGTGGAGGTCAAAATCAAGGGCCAGCGCCGCGACATTTATCATCAGCTCCAGCGCTATGCCGCGTCTGACCGGATCGAGGCGCTTGTTCTGGTCACATCGGCCCCGTGGCCCGCCACCATCCGCGAGATAGGCGGCAAGCCGTTCTTCAACGCATCTTTGTCTGTGGGGTGGCTGTAATGCTGGGCCGACTGGATTACGCCGATGGCGCGTGGCTCATTGCCGATCTGAAGCCGCATGTGTCGATCAGGTTCAAGGACGTGTTCAAGGGGGTGAAGTTCGGCACCCGCCCGCCGTTCATCCTGAAGGATCGTCATGACCGATCATTCGATCTGCAATGGTTCGTGTCGCGCTACCCTCTGGAGATGACGCCACGGGCCGCCGCACGGATGACTGAGGGCGTCCAGACCTATGAAGACAACCGCGCCGCCATCGAGGCTATGCGTCAGGATGGATACGCGCCATCCCTGATCACCGGATTCCGCGCACCAGAGGAAGCCCGCCGCCACCAGAAGCGCGCGGCAGAGATGTTCCGCCTCAAGCGCCGCCTCCTGCTGCTGGATGATGTAGGTCTTGGCAAGACCGTCTCTGCGCTGGCGTCGATCAGCGATGGCTGGGGCCTGCCCGCCGCCGTGGTGGTGCAGCCGCACCTGTCGTCGCAATGGGTCAAGCAATACATCGAGCGGTTCACCCATCTGAAGGCCTATGAGGTGAAGGACCGCAACGCCCGCGATCTTCCGCCGGCTGATATCTACCTGTTCCGCTATTCAAACATCGCGGCATGGGTGGATTATGTCGAGAAGCTGGGCATCAAGACTGTCGTTTTCGATGAAATCCAAGAGCTGCGACATGGGCGCAGCACAGAGAAGGGCCTTGGCGCATGGGCCTTCGCGGAATCGGCTGAAAACGTCCTCGGGCTGACCGCCACGCCGATCTACAACTATGGGTCAGAGATTTGGAACGTGGTCGAGTTCGTCGCCCCCGGCGCGCTTGGAACATGGGATGAGTTCGTCACCAACTGGTGTTCCTCGCACGGAAGTCATTGGATCGTGACCGACCCGGAGGCGCTGGGGTCATATCTGCAAGAGGAAGGCATCGCCCTTCGCCGCACGGATGAAGATGAAGAGGTGGCAATGTCTCTGCCGCCGCTGTTCAAGACGGTCTTTGAAGTCGGCTGGAACGAGGGTGACGCGGAAACCGACCGCGATTTGCAGCGCCGCTTGGCCATGCGCGTTCTCAACGGGCACTTTACCGAACGGGGCGAGGCCGCGCGCCAGCTTGATCTGCTGGTCAGGCAAGAGACAGGCATCGCCAAGGCCCGATCCGTGGCCGCCTATGTGCGGACGCTGGTGGAGGCTGGTGAGCCGGTCCTGTTGGGCGGATGGCATCGTGAGGTCTATCGCATCTGGAACGAATGCCTGGCCGATCTGAACCCCGTCATGTTCACCGGATCGGAGAGCCAGCCCCAGAAGCGTGCAGCGCGCGAGGCCATCCTGTCTGGCCAGTCAAAGCTGATGATCATGTCCCTGCGGTCTGGCTCTGGTTTGGATGGCTTGCAGGATGTCATCGCCCATGCTGTGATCGGCGAACTCGACTGGTCGCCACAGGTTCACCGGCAGTTTGTCGGCCGCATTCGCCGCGACGGCCAGCAGCGCCCTGTTACCGCCCATTACCTGCATGTCGATGGTGGCTCTGACCCTGTGATCCTGCCGACCCTTGGCCTCAAGGCCAGCCAGTCGCACGGCATCCTGAACCCCTATGGCAAGGCAGCAGAGGCAACGCCCGTCGATGACACGCGGATGCGCCAGCTGGCCCGCAGCATCCTTGGGCTGGGCGAGGTGACGACATGACACTATCCCCCGCCCAGATCCGCTTCACCCGCGCCATCGCGTTCCCCGGTCGCGACACCGTAGCCGCTATCATCGCCGATCTGGCCGAGGCAACGGGTGTCTCTGAATCCGACATACGCGGGACATCGCAGAAGCGTGAGCATGTGAAGCTGCGGCAGATGGCGATCTGGCTGGCGCGTCAGGAGGGGCTGTCACAGCCCGTCATCGCCGCATGCTTCGGGATTGATCATAGCACGGTGCATCACGCTGAGAAGGCCATAGGTGCGGCTATGGCGGTGCCGGTGTTCCGGTCGGTCAGGGGGGTGATGTGAGCCTAGCCTACTACCCATTCTATGCGGACAGATATGAGGCCGACACGGCTCACCTCACGATGCTGGAGGATGGGGCATACAACCGTCTGCTGCGCCTCTGCTGGCGTTCTCCGGGGTGCAAGCTGCCACACGATCTGCCGTGGATCTTTCGCCAGCTCAGGGCGCACAGCGCCGAAGATCAGACCGCCGTCGAGGTGGTTCTCGCCGAGTTCTTCACCAAAGGCCGGGGTAAAATCTGGAGCAAGAAACTGCTGCAAGTCTATGTGCAGGTTTCGGTAGCACATCAGAACAAAAGTGAGGCCGGAAAAAAGGGTGCCGCCGCTAAGGCGTTGAAATCAAACAAATCAGAGGCAAGCACAGCTAAAGCGGAGCTTAAGCAACCAAACTTAAACTTAAATACAGAACATAAGAAAGAAGAACCTATCGGTTCTTCCAAAAAACCCCCCCCCCGAAAACGACCTGAAACGGATTTGCCCGAAGGCTGGGTGCCGAGCGACCGCAACATTTCAGACGCCGAAGCCAAGGACTTCACAGCACAGGAGATCAACGATGAAGCCGATCGGTTCCGTGACTATCACGCCGCCAAGGGAACCAGGTTCCGTGACTGGGATGCCGCATGGCGGACATGGCTTGGCAACGCCAGAAAATTCGCAGCGCGTGGCGGCATGGCTGGCCCGTCAGGCCCCGGCGGACGTGGACGAGGCGGCAGCATCGCGAGCATTGTCGCACGGCGTCATGCTCAGGGTTAAGTTGGATGGCGGCGCGGTCTACGATGCCAACGGCAATCCGGTGGATTACCGCACCTACGCTGTCGGATGCGATGTGGCGGGGACGCCGGAACAGCGCGAGGCGGCCCTGGCGGATCTGCGCAACTTCATGACCCCGGCACCGGTGCGGCAGATCGAATACTGGCTGGCCGAGCTTTCGGTGCTGGTAGCCCGCCGCGCCGACGATGAATTTGGGGACGAGCTTCGGGTCAGCGCCTATTCTTCGCGGCTGGCGCGGTATCCCGCAGACATCGCCCGGCACGCCCTGCTGGCGGTGCGGCACAAGTTCTGGCCCACATGGTCGGAGCTTGAATTGATCTGCGACCACATGACATCGCGGCGCAAGCAGATGATCGCGGCCCTGCAGCGCGGGCCTGAGCCGGTTCATGAGCGCCGCCCGCCAACCGAGGCGGAACGCGCCCGCATTCAGGCGCTGGTTGACGAGATGTTCCCCAGCCATCCCCCTGAGGATCGCAAAGCCGCCGTCGATCAGGTGCTGCAGGGTGACTGCATGCAGGGGCCGGAAGGGGTCGCCGCGGAATGACCACGCACACCCACCTCATCACCCGGCCCTGCTCCACCTCACAGCACAATCACACCCCGATGCCGATCACCCTACCGGGCCCGCCATGGACCATCACAGACCGCAGCGAGACCGCCCCGGTGATACCGACGATCCGCCGTAAGGTTAAGCGCATCCCGCGCCGGATCGAGGTGTGCGATGTGCCCGTTATGGACCGGGTGGCGTGATGAAAATCGCCTCACGCCGCCCAAACCTCCGGCAATCCCAAGCGCAGCATGGCCTTGACCGCAATCTCGGTGCTGCGCGTGATGGGCGTTTTGCCGCGCTCGATGTCGCTGATGTGTGCCTGCCGGTAATCCAGCACGTCCGCCATCTGGATCTGCGAAAGGCCCAGCGACTGCCGGGCCTGCTTGAACTCGGTAGGGGTCATGGCTCAGGCCACATCTTCTTTGAACAGACGCTCAAACTCGGCGCGCGCGTCTTTGCACTTGTCGCGGCCCAACTGGCTTTCCGCTTGTTCAAGGCAAAACTCTGCATGGGACAAACCGCCAGCTTTGTAGGCCTTACGAACCGATGCTTCCGTGAAGGTTTTCATTGTCGTTCTCCCGATTGGGCGTCTGCCCGTTTCCATGTCCTATATATGCGCTTATCGCATAATTATTGCAAGCGTGGATATACGGAAAGCGCCTCACGAAATGTTACAGGAGCGCCCGCATGAAAATCGCCATCAGCGCCGACGGTCAAACCGTCAGGATGAAAAAACACCAGTGGTCGATGACCTGTCCCGCCGCCGATCTGCCGCGCTGGATCAAGCTCTACACCAACCTACGCGACCGGCTGGGCGGGAAGTTCGCGGAGTTTTATGCGGAGGATCTGGATGACCTGATTAAAGCACAGACGCGCATCATGGAAAGGAACGCAGCATGAACCGCAGAGGAATCCTCGCCCTTCTGGGTGGTGCCGTCGCAATGCCTGGCGCTGTCGGTGCAAAGACCGCAGCCGCTATCATGGGCATTGACCCGCATTCACCATCGCCTATGCCTGCAACGCAGGTTGTGGAGGCGAGATGCGCTGGCCCTATTTCCGGTTCATTCTGGGGAACCCCGACGCAGATCGCTTTTCAGGCCGGGCAGTCAGCAAGACATGAAGCCGCGACTGACGCCAATCGCTACTCTCACATGAAAAGCTGGGGCCCAGCCTTTCGCCGCAGCGTTATTGCGCGGGAAATGCAGGTAGAAATCATGTTCGAGCATAAGTGCCGGGAAGACAGTGAGTTCTTCGCCAAGGTGATCGGAATGATGAAATGAACGCACACCCCGGCCCAATAACCGGGGATAGGCATGACAAGGAGAGAGACCGTTTTGTGGCAACTGCGGGGAGGGGGTATCGTGGCTATTTCAAAACGCTCCCCGAGGCCGAGGCAGCGGTGAGGGCGGCCCGCCAAAGGCTTGGTTTCCACCCAAATCATGGGGAAGACCGATAGGTAAACACCACATCATGATGTCCACTCACTGACTGGCTTGATCTAGTCCGCCATTTGCACCACAATCCGCACCACAAAGCAGGATGCAGATCGTGGTCACGAAACCCAAAAAGCTGACGCCAAAGGAACAGCTCTTCGTGGCTGAATACCTTGTGTCGCTCAACGCATCTGCAGCCTATCGGGCCGCCGGATACAAGGGGAAGGATGCTGCTGCCGGTGGATACGAAATCCTCAGAAAACCGCATATCGCTGCCGCTATCGCTGAAAAGACAGAAAAACGGTTGGAAAAACTGGGCCTTTCAGCCGATGACCTGATCAGCCGCGCCGAGTCCATCCTGAGCGCAGACGCCCGAAAGATCACCAGCCACCACATCGGAGCCTGCCGATACTGCTGGGGCATCGACCACCACTACCAGTGGAGAACACCGCGCGAGTTCAGCGAAGCCGTCGAACTGCACATGCTCAAGGGTGAAGCATATTGCGCCAGCCACCCGCCGCCCGAGATGGAAGGTGGCTACGGCTATCGCAAGACCGCCAAGCCAAACCCAGAATGCCCGGAGTGCGATGGCCTGGGCTTGTCCTACACCGTCTTCGCAGACACCCGCGATATCCCCGTCGAGGCGCTGATCCTGTTCGAAGGGGTCAAGGAAACCCGCAACGGTCTGGAAATCCAGATGGCATCAAAGCAGGCCGCGTTCGACACGCTGGCCAAAGCCAAGGGGCTGCTGGTCAACAAGCACGAACTGAACCGGCAAGGACGGCAAGCCGATCCAGCATGATGTGAAGGTCAAGGCCAAGGTCGTTATCGGTGCCACCAAAGGCTCACGCGCCGATCGAGACGCGACCGGCGCCGAAGGGCGACAAGCCATGAACGCCATCGCAACACCGATCGCAGTGGATGACGATGAGCCAGAAATCGTGTGGCAGCCCACGCCTAAGCAATCCGACTTCCTCGAATGCGACGAGTTTGAAGTGCTCTACGGCGGCGCAGCTGGGGGCGGTAAGTCTGATGCCCTGCTGATCGACGCGCTTTGCCTGCAGCATGGCGGGCTCGACAACCCCAACCACCGCGCCATCCTGTTCCGCCGCAGTTTCCCCGAGTTGCGCGACCTCATCGGTCGATCCCTTGAACTCTACCAAGAGATTGACCCTGACGCCTCATACAACCAGACCGAAAAAATCTGGACGTTCTCAAGCGGCGCGAAGATCGAGTTTGGCTATCTGTCCAATGACACCGACCGGTTCAAGTATCGCGGACGTGCATGGAACTACATCGGCTTTGACGAGCTGACGCTCTGGACCACCGCGACATGCTACCTCTACCTGTTCTCGCGCTGCCGATCCACCGACCGCACATTGCCCAGGTACATCCGCGCCACCACCAACCCCGACGGCCCCGGCCAGAAATGGGTGATGGAACGCTGGGGCATCCAAGAGGATGGCAAAGGCACATACATCCCCGTCGACATCCACGACGAGGAACAGGGCACCATTACCCGGATGTATCGCCAATTCATCCCGGCGAAGCTGTCCGAAAACTCGCACCTGACCGCAACGGGCTATCGTGAGGCCCTGCTGCAGCTGGCACCAGAGGAACGCGAAGCCCTGCTTATGGGCAAGTGGCGTCAGGGCCGTGTCCATGGGGCCTATTACACCAACGAGATGCAGCGCCTGCGGTCAGAGGGCCGGATCAGGAGCGTTCCCTACACCACGGGCGCACCGGTCAGCACGTTCTGGGATCTTGGCTGGAATGACACCACCGCGATCTGGTTTCATCAGCTTGTCGCAGGCGAACACCGCTTCATCAAAGCCTACGAGAACAGCGGTGAATCCCTCGATCACTACGCAACGTTCATGCAGCGCACAGGCTTCAACCTGTCGGGCATCCATTACCTGCCCCATGACGCCGTGAACAAGAGCCTGCAGACCGGCAAGAGCGCGATGCAGATACTGCAGGAACTCATGCCCGGCCTGACCTTCCAGATCGTGCCGCGCGTGCAGGAGCTGCTGAACGGCATCAACGCCACTCGCCTCGCACTTTCAGGCAATGTCTACATCGACGCCGACGAATGCGCTGACGGCATCGCCGCAATGGACAACTACCGCAAAGCCTATAACGCCCGCATCGACGCCTTCACCGATCAGCCCCTTCACGATCGGTTCTCGAACTATGCCGACGCCATGCGGCAGTGGGGCCAGGTCTTCGATGACCTGATGCGCGGCCAATACAACGCAGCCCCCCGCAAAACCCCCAGACGGTCAGGATTGACAGCATGACAGCCAAGCACATGAACACCCCGATCCACAGCATTGTGTCATTCATCGAGAGCCGCGCAGTTGTGAAGCGTGATGCAAAAGGCTTGTCGAAAGAGGCCAGCGTCTCTTTTGCCGACCTGTTTGATGGAGACAAGACAAAGACCTTCCGCCTGCCAGGAACCAAAGGCCAACTCGCTCAAAAGATCATTGATCGCATGGCTGACGAGTCGATCAACGGGCAGCGTGACGATGGAGATTGGTTCGCTGAATTGCGCCGCCGCATTTCGATGAAAATTGAAGGCGCTGTGACAGCATGACAGTCACAGATATGGATCAAGTAAAGGCAGAGGTCCGGGCAAGGTGCTTTGTGCGCCAATCCGAAGTCGAGCCACGTCTGCACATCGTATACGCGAGCTTTGCCGACCTTTTTGATGAGCAAGGAGACAAGGTAATTCCTTTTCGGGTCTGGGCCGAACAGGCACCCATGGATGCCGAGAGGTGCATGGGTAAAGCGTTGGCAATCCACATTGCCAAGCAGATCGAAAGCCCGAACTGCACCCCTGCGTGGCTGCGTGATCTGCCTGCCCTGATGAAAAAACGGGTGACAGCATGACAGCACGCAAACTCATCACGCATATCGAGCGCCCGGCCATCGACCTGCGCCGCAGGCACTTCGAGCGCCGCAAGCACGGCATGATCATCATCGGGACATGGCTGCGCGATGGCAACCGGCAACAGCCGTGCCTTGTCCTGCTGCATGGGGCCCGGCCCGTCGCGCGCGGCCGCACCATCCCGGTGATCATCCCGCTGGAATCTGCATGGCGATGGGCTGCGCACGGTGATGTTGGCGATCCCGCGCATTGCAGCGAGATGGCGCTGGAATGGATGGGGGATGGCCTGCTGCCCGGCAACGGCACGCGCGGCGCTGTCTGCATCCTCGATGCGATCAATGAAAGCCTGCCCGATCTGATTGCCATGCCACCGGCACCACGGGGCGAAGTTCAGACGCTGGGCGACCTGATCATCACCAACAGACAGACCGGCGAAGTCACCGAGCGGGAGATGAAGCAAGATGTTTAACGTTGAGCCAGGAACCATCAGCTTCACCGGCAAGCGCGGCAAGGCGCCGGGTGACGCCTACTTCGATCTGATGGACCAGCAGCACACCCAGATGATGGAGGATGCAGAGGCAAAGAACGGCAAACTGCACCCGCTGGACAGCCCGCAAAACCTCCAAGGCCACGCCATGATGATGGGGCACTATCTGCGCGAGCTGGAGCGTCAGGCGCGGAACCGGGCCGAGATGGCCATGGATGAAGCATTCTATGATCACAAGCAATGGACAGACGAGGAAATCGCCGCCCTTGCCGCCCGTGGTCAGGCCCCGCTGGTCTTCAACATGATCCAGACCTCGGTGAACTGGGTGCTGGGGTCACAGCGTCGCGCCACCATGGATTACAAGATCCTGCCCCGTCTGAAAGAGGGGGCGAAGGCCGCGGAACACAAGACGCAGCTGATGAAGCACGTCAGCGACGAGAACCGTAGCGAACATGAGCATGCCATCGCCTTCGGATCAGCGGTAAAGGCCGGTATCGGTTGGCTGGAAACCGGGCAGGCATCGCCAGAGGATGGCCCAATCGTCTATGACCGCGCCGAGAACTGGCGTGCCATGCTCTGGGACAGCACCTCCACCCAGTATGACCTGAAAGATGCGCGCTATGTCTGCCGGTCCAAATGGTTGGATGCAGATGTCTGCGCCGCTCTTTGGCCGAAACGGCAAGCCGTCATCGCCATGGCAATCAAGAACTCACTGCCGGGCGCAGAGTTTGACGATCTGGGTGATGAACCCATGGACGAAGCCGAAATGGATCATTTCGACACCACGTTCGGCAACAGCCGGTCCCAGTATTACACAGAACGCCCGCGCGTCCGCGTCATCGAGATGTGGTACAAACGCATGGTCAAAGATGCCAAAGTTCTGCGCGGAGGCGAGTTCAATGGCGAGTTGTTCGATGAGTGGTCGGTCGGGCACCACCGCGCCCTGATCGACGGTAAGGCAACTTTGGTCGCCCGGCCGCGTGAACTGATCTTCCTCGCCATCATGACAGATGCAGGCCTGCTTGATCTGCGGGAATCCCCGTATCGGCATGGCCGTTTTCCCTTCACCCCGGTCTGGGGATACCGCGATCATGCCACCGGTCTGCCCTATGGCCTGATCCGTGGTGTCCGCGACATCAACCGCGACCTGAACAAGCGTGCATCAAAGGCGCTGCATCATCTGTCTGCGGTGCGGGTAACGTTGGAAGAAGGCTCCGTGCACGACATCGAGGAAACCCGCGACGAAGCGGGCCGTCCTGACTCTGTGATCGTCTACAAAGCCGGCAAGAAGCCGCCCGAGATTGATACCGACTTTGGTGTAGCCCAAGCCCACATGGATCTGATGAGCCGTGACGCCCAGATGATCCAGCAGATCGCAGGCGTCACCGATGAGAACCTTGGCCGTAAAACCAATGCCACATCAGGCAAGGCTATCGTGGCCCGGCAGGATCAGGGCCAGCTGGCAACCGGCATGTTCTTCGACAACCTGCGTATGGCGCGTGTCATCCATGGCGAAAAGCTATTGGTCAACATCGAGCAGTATTACACCGAGCAGCAGGTGTTCCGCATCACCAATGCACGGGGCAACCCAGAATATCTGGCGATCAACGATCCGAACAACCCAGACAGCGCCATCGACTCGAATAAGGCCGACTTCATCATCTCCGAAGAAGACTGGCGCGCATCGGCCCGGCAAGCGCAGGCTGAACAACTGCTTGATCTGGCCGGTAAGCTGGCCGCCACCGCCCCGCAGCTTGTCGTCGGCATTCTCGACCTTGTGGTCGAAGCCATGGACGTGCCGAAACGCGAGGAACTGGTGAAGCGCATCCGGCAATTCAACCAGCAGACCGATCCGGACGCCGATCCGAACCAGCCAGACGAAGAAACCATGGCGATGGAGCAGGCCAAGGCTGCGCAGGCACAGATGCAGGAGCGCATGGCCAACGCCGAGATTGGCGAGAAAGAGGCCAAGGCCCGCAAGACCCTGGCCGAAGCGATCAAGGCGGAAACCAACCGCGCCGACGATCAAATCAACCGCCTGAAAGCTGCGTTTGAAGCCGCGCTTGCGATTGCAGGTGCCCCAGATGTCGCCGCTGCCGCCGATCAGGTCTTGATGAACGCTCAAGCTGAATCCCTGCGCGATCCGCAGGCCGAACAAGCCCAAGCGATGCAAGCCGAGATGATGGCTCAGGAAGCCGCCATGGGTGCCGCGCCACCACCGCCAGACCAAGCACTGCCAGCTACAGAAGGAATGATGGCATGACCACGAACCCGAACGCCCCGACCCTGACCGCTGACGACATCCCGATGGAGTTCACCCTTGAACTGCTGCGCGAGCATTTCAGCGACGAGGAAATCGCCGCGATGAATGAAGGCGATGACCCGATCCTGCCAGACGCCGATATGAAAGCGCCGGCAACAGACTCCGATGGTGCCCCGGAGGGCGAGGTGGTTGGCGAAGACACCGCAGCCGCTGGCGTCGACCCAGAGGCCACAGTGCCAGCCGCCGCCGTGCCGCCTCTGGTCGACGTGCCGCCTGTCGTGATGCAGGAGCCGGACCCGCCAGCCCCCGTTGCTGTCGATGTCACCGCGCATAAGGCGACGGTTGACGCTCTGGACGGCAAGATTGAGACACTGCAGCAGCAATACGATGATGGCGATCTGACTGCAGCGGAATGGCGGGAGCAGCTGAACACGCTGGTCAAGGAGCAGGCCGCCGCACAAGCCGCGCTGACCACTGCCGAGGCGCAAATGGCCGAGATGGCCCCGAAGGCCGAAGCCTACCGTGACGCGTGGTTCTCGAAGGTCACCGCTTATCAGGAACAGCACGCCTATCTGCAGGAGCCCGAGCATTACGACAACTGGGATGCATCCCTGCGGATGGTCAACACAAATGCCGCATATGCCAACCTGACCATGGCGCAGCGGATCGAGCAGGCCCATCGCATCTATGACGCTCACTATCAGGGTCTGGAAGGCAAGCCTCTGCCAACACGGCCCGGCATGACCACGGCGCAGAAGAAAGCCGAGGCGGAAAAGCCGGCCATCCCTGATCCGCGTACCGATCCGCGCCCCGAAGCTCCGACCACATTGGCCGGGCTGACGAACGCCGGTGACAACGGCATCGAGGATGGCCGGTTCGCCCAGATCGACCGCATCGCGGATACCGACCCGCTGGCGGCAGAACGCATGGTGGCCAGCCTCAGTGACGCAGACCGCGCCGCGTATCTCAACGTTTGAACAGAAAAGGGCCGGGGCAATGATGATTATGAAGAACGTCAAAATCGACGCGGACTGCCCCGGCACAATCATGGTGGGCGATGTGATCATCCACATCACCCGCATCACGGATTCACGCCTCACCATCGGCGTGGACGCCCCGCAGGAACAGAAGATCACCACCTCTTGGCCGCGCAAAGCAAAGCCAGTTGAATAGCAACTACCAAATGTGGTAGAAAGCATCACAACCACGCGCAGGAAGTGCTGTGGGTCAACCTTATTGACCACAGGAGACTTCCAAGATGTTGACCAACATCGGCGTGAACTCGCCCCAAGCCGTGAAACGTTGGAGCATCGCTCTGGCGACCGACACCGAGAAGCAGATGTATTTCTCGCGCTTCATCGGCCTGACCGAAAACTCCATCATCCAGCAGAAGACCGAGCTGGAAGAGGATGCAGGCGATGAAATCGCATTCGATCTGAACATGCGCCTGCGCGGCGGAATGACCTTCGGTGACAACGTTGTCGAAGGCAGCGAAGAAGCCCTGACCTTCTACCAGGACAAGGTTCGCATCGACCAAGCCCGCAAAGGCGCATCGGCCGGCGGCAAGATGTCCCGTCAGCGCACCCTGCACAAACTGCGCCAGCTGGCCAAGGACCGGACCGCCGAGTATGTGGCGGAATGGATGGATGAAGGTTTCTTCGTCTACCTCTCGGGCGATGCCGCATTCAGCGCCATCAACCAAGACAGCAAGTTCACCAGCGCATTCGCTGGCAACGCTGTTGAAGCGCCCGATGTCGACCACATCCTCTACGGCGGGGCGGCCACCTCAAAAGCCACCATCACCGCGACCGACAAGATGTCGTGGGCTCTGCTGGAGCGTGTCGCGGTGAAACCGCGCATGATGAACGCGGTCAACCCCGATGTCGTCAAGATGTCGCCCGTCTCGGTTGAAGGCGAGAAACGCTACATCGTCATCATGTCGCCATTCCAAGCGCACTCCCTGCGCAGCGAAACCGGCGATATCTCGTGGACCAAGATCCAGCAGGCGCTGGCCACCTCGGAAGGCCGCAAATCGCCGCTGACCAAAGGCGGTCTGGGCTTGGTGAACGGTCTGATCCTTCACGAGCATGAGAACGTGCGCCGGTTCAACGACTATGGCGTCGGCACCAACGTCGGAGCCGCCCGCGCGCTGCTGCTGGGCCGTCAGGCCGGTGTGGTCGCCTATGGCCAAGGCGGCAAGAAGGGCACGCGCTACTCCTGGGTGGAGAAGATGTTCGATGCCGACAACCAGGTCGCCATCTATGCCGGCACGATCTGCGGCATGAAGAAGACCCGGTTCAACGGCAAGGACTTTGGCGTCTGCGCCATCGATACCGCCTGCACCGATCCGAACGCGGCATAACGCAAGGGGCGGCATAACGCCGCCCTTTCGCCATCTCATCAGCGCCAGCACAAGGAATCTTCACCATGGCGACGAAACAGTCGAAGTTCTACTCGGGCAACGCCCAAATCCCGTTCCCGACCCCGCATAAGGCCGGTTCTGTCATCGAGGTTATTGCCACGCTGGACCTGTCCGCCGGGCTGCTGGCCGCCGATGTGCTTGAGCTGATCCCGTTCCATCCATACGCCAAGATCACCTCCTTCGACATCACCGATGTCGGCAGTCTGATCGGCACCACGAACATCACCATCGGGATGATGAGCGGAAATCCGGGCGATACCACGTCGGTTCGCACCGTGGGCACCGAACTGATCAATGCGCAGGCTGCGGGCACCGCCGTCGCATCGACGCTGGCACAGATCGCGGCCATCCCGCGCAACGATGGCACCGCCAAGTCCATCGGCCTGAAGGTCAGCGCAAACGTCACCGCAGGCGCGGGCAAGGCCCTGACCATCCGCTACCGCTACACCGCCTGATCGGCCCCGGCTGGCCCCTGAGATACGGGCCAGCCGCCCCATCCCCCACCAAGAGGAAAAGCCAATGTCTGCCAATGCCGCGCTAATCCGTTCCAAACTCATCCGCCCCGGTGGCTCCACCATCACCATGGCCGATGGCGCTATCATCACGTTCAAGCCTGATGAGAACGGCGATCATGTCGCCATGGTGTCGAACCGCGATCACATCAACCGGCTCCTGTCGATTTCCGAGGGCTATGAGTTGCACTTCGGCGCAACCCCCGCGCCAGCCGTGCCGGTCCTGTCTGCCCCACCAAAGCCCGTTGTGACAGCCATGGCGCAGCCTGTCGTCCAGCCAGCACCTTTGCCGCCGCCCGTCGAGCCTGTTGCCGCCGTGGTCGCGCAGCCGGTCGCTGATCCTACGCCGGTCCCAGAGAACGCTTCCGATCTGGCATCCCTGACCGACGACGAGCTC